CTCGTAAGGGCGATAAGAAGGTAGAGGACGATCCACAAGATTCTCCTACTGCTGTTAAGGTCCCAGGAACTAAGGCTGGTATCATCAACGCTGCAATGTCTAAAATGAACGAGATGCCTACTAAGCAGCTCAAGGCAGCTTACGGCAAGGTGATGGCTGGTCTCAACATGGAAGACGTCGATGTAGACGGCGAAGCTATTGAAGAAGTTCATAGTGTCCGCGACCTTCCAAAGATTACTGCAGAAGATGTTTCTGTTGCTGAAGACGTATCAGCTATGTTTGAAGGCGCAGAAGATCTGACTGAAGGTTTCAAAGAGAAAGCTACTACAATTTTCGAAGCAGCCGTTGTTGCTAAGGTAAATGAGCAGCTTGAGAAGATTTCAACTAACTTCGAAGCTGAGCTTGCTGAAGAAGTAGAAACTCTTCAGAAAGAGATGACTGAAAACCTTGATCAGTATCTTGATTACGTTGTTGAGCAGTGGATGGAAGAGAACCGTCTTGCTGTAGAACAAGGTCTCAAGGCTGAGATGGTTGAAGATTTCTTGAAGGGCCTGAAAGGTCTGTTCGAGGATCATTATGTAGAAATCCCTGATGAGAAGGTAGACGTAGTAGAAGAGCTGGCAGCTTGGGCTGAAGAATTGGAGTCCAAGTTGAATGAGCAAATCGAAAAGAACGTTGAGCTTCGAACCGTTGTAGAAGGTTACAACAGGGATCAGCTGATTGAGTCAGTAAGCAATGGTCTTACTGATACTCAGAAGGCTAAATTCGAAACCTTAGCAGAAGGTATTGACTTTAGCGATGAAGAAACTTTCGTTAAGAAACTCGGTGTTATTAAGGAAAGTTATTTTGGCAAAAGTGATGATGTAACTTCATCATATGAGTTGGACGACGATGAGCCTCTCTTGGAGGAAACGTCTGAAAAGGCTGTACCATCCGAGATGGCCCAATACGTAAATGCCATTTCTAGGTCCATAAAAAAGTAATATTATAAATAACTCTAGATAGATAAGAGGAGACTATCATGTTATCTGAACAACTTATCGAGAAGTGGCAGCCAGTACTCGATCACAGTGACCTTGGCGATATCAAGGATGCACATCGTCGTGCTGTAACTGCTCAACTTCTGGAAAACCAAGAACGCTCTGCTCGTGAGCAAGCAATGGGTTCAGGTGGATACCAAATGCCATCGCTGTTGGGTGAGGCTTCGCCTACCAACGCAATGGGTGGTTCTTCCGCACCTAGCACCTCACCTGCAGGTAACGTAGACCTTTTTGATCCAGTACTGATTTCATTGGTACGACGATCAATGCCAAACCTGATCGCTTATGACGTATGTGGCGTACAGCCAATGACTGGTCCTACTGGACTGATCTTTGCAATGCGCGCACGTTACTCTGGCCAGGCTGGTGCCGAAGCTCTGTACAACGAAGCTGATTCTTCGTTCTCTGCATCTGCTTCTGGTAACAACGCTTCTAAAGCAGTTATCGACGGTGAAGGTAACCCAGGTGTAGGTCAGGCTGGTACTGATCCAACTACTCGTGCAGTAGGTAACACCTACTCTGTTGAAACTGGTATGTCCACCACGGCTGCTGAAGCCCTGGGTGATGGCGCTGCCAACGCTTTCAACGAGATGGCCTTCTCAATCGAGAAAGTTGCTGTAACGGCTGTTTCACGTGCTCTGAAAGCTGAGTACACGATGGAACTTGCTCAGGACCTGAAAGCTATCCACGGCCTCGACGCTGAGACTGAGCTTTCTAACATCCTGTCAGCTGAGATCCTGGCTGAAATCAACCGTGAAGTTGTCCGAACGATCAACTACACTGCTACAGCTGGTGCTCAGCAGAACGTTGCTTCGGCCGGTACTTTCAACCTGGACGTCGATTCAAACGGTCGTTGGTCTGTAGAGCGCTTCAAGGGTCTGATCTTCCAGATCGAGCGTGACGCTAACCAAATTGCCAAAGACACTCGTCGCGGTAAGGGTAACATCCTGATCTGCTCTTCTGACGTAGCTTCTGCTCTTCAGATGGCTGGCGTTCTGGATTACACTTCTGCACTGTCTGCTAACTTGAACGTAGATGACACTGGTAACACCTTCGCGGGTGTCCTGAATGGTCGGATCCGAGTTTACATCGATCCATACTTCAGCTCAGCTGCTGGTAACCAGTACTACACTCTTGGCTACAAGGGCTCTAGCGCCTTTGATGCTGGTATCTTCTACTGCCCATATGTACCTCTGCAGATGGTACGTGCGGTTGGTGAGGACACCTTCCAGCCTAAGATTGGATTTAAGACCCGCTACGGCATGGTCGCTAACCCATTCGCTGAAGGTTCTGATGCAGGCGCAGGTCGCATCCAGCAGAACACCAACAAGTACTACAGAAGAGTAACCGTTGCTAACTTGATGTAATCGAAAC